CGAAGTTTACGAAAAGTACATAGTTGCGATTTAGTAAAGTGGGGATGCTCGCAAGGGCATTCCTTTTTACATATACACCTCAATCCCATTCACCTCAAATATACACACATCACGAAGCTGCCGGATTTCGTTAGAGTCCAGCAGCTTCATTCGTCTTGTGCCGCAGAAGAAGTCGTAGCGGAGTGAGATGCTCATCAGTGTGAGTCTCCCTGTTATTTTACTTCCACAAAGGTTCGCTCTCCCAATTAGTTGAAAATCCCATAGCAGAAACATCTACATTGCTGTGCTCACCAAGAAGTTTCTTCAACCTTAGCGTAAAATCATTATAAGGGCGTATCACATCCAGTAAATACTTAAGATAGCATAACTGCGAATAAAGTTTATCGTAGTTGGCAATAGGAGGTGTGACCCATTTGCCACGCAAAGGAGTGGTCATTTGAGGTTTAATAGGAAACTTCCTGTTCCAAACTCGTGAGTGGTGTGCAAGGTAGTTTCTTAACACAACAGCACTTTTTATCCAGCTTTCCAGAACTAAGTGTTGAGGAAGATTAAATTCGCGAGCAATATGCTTTTTGATTTTGTTATCGACAAAATTACAGAACAATTTGGATAATGTGCCGAAAGAAGTAACCTCCAACGTTTTCCAAACAGGAGGAACATCAGGTTCAGTGTACTTTGCAGAATGCTCGATAATAAACTCCTCTCTTGTTCTTCTCAGTTCTTGCCTGATTTGCTCCATGCATTTGTGTTGGATATTAGGATCTCGGAAAAGGCTGTCATCAGTAAACCAAAATGCACCGTACTGCAAGGAAATATGATGAATCATCTTTGAACGCAGAGCTATTTCTACCGCTTGAATAGCTGTAAAAATTAATTCGCGCAAACCACAATCGAAGCGATATAAATCCATTGCATTTTCAAAAGTGCTACCAGACTTGAAAATGTGACGAATTTTATCACTTTCCATAGGGTGAAAATAATTATCTAAGCGGAAATAGCTTACAACTTTTAAACATTCTATGGCTTTGTTTCTATCCGCAATGATAAGACCACGCGATGCCAACAAATCAAGGATTTCAGAATAGTCTAAGGGCTGTTTTGAATATTTCATAAACATATAAAAAGTAAAAGTCCCACCCTGGTTCGCTGTTCTACGGGAAGCGTGGTGGGAACTGTTGCTGCAAATTTAGGCATTATTCTTCAAAGTTCCAAATGTTTTTGCTATTATTTTGTTTTTACGCACATTATATATACACCTCTACCCCATTTACTTCAAAAATACACACATCACGAAGCTGCCGGATCTCGTTAGAGCCCAGCAACTTCATTCGTCTTGTGCCTTTGTAGAAGTCATATCTGAGGGAGATGCAGCAGTGCCAGGACTGGATTTCATCGCTGCGAGTCCATAGACGGATGTCGATGGGTTCGGGACTGGAGAGGATTTTGCGGAGTGTGGTGATGTGGATTACATAAGGACTTGATAATTTCTACTATCGTAGATTATGTAGGTTATAATAGGGGAGGCCGGTATTTTACTATGTCAAATAGTTTGCATTATCAATGATTATTCGTATCTTTACATCGTCAGTCCTCGCCAAGCCTCTTAACAATTATGGGGCACAGAACGAAGCGTATATGAGTCGGTCGGCTGAAAAATGGGTGAGAGGTTTGTGTTTCAACGAGTTAGGCGTGTGTGGCTGAAATGACGGCGTAAAACGAAGCGTTTACATAGGCTTACATTTGGTTTACTTTTGGGGCTTGTTGAGGCTCCTGTGGTTTACATGGGGCTTACGGGTGGTTCATATTGCGTTTCTGTTGGTGGTTGGTGTTGTGTTGGGGTGGGGTAGAATGGTGGCTGAGGCCACTTTTTTTATTGTGTTTCTGAAATTTTATATTGCGAAACTATTCCATATAATGATTATTTGGTATATTTGCAGAAACAAAACAATAGAATATGGCAAAGGTAATACATGTGCATCTGCTGCACAATATAGATGGAACGAGGCGGAAAGACTGGTACTTTAGCAGCATTTCCGCGGTTTATACGGTTTTGACGGCTGAACAGATCGGCGCAACGAAGAATTATTTGCTTCATGCCGGGTTGTCTGGCAATGGTACATTATGCACGAAACGCGCTATAATCAAGCAATCTACGCTTATTTCATGCTCTCGTGGGGCAGATGATTAGGCTGGTGTTTTTATGGCGTTAGAACGCAAATAAAAGGCCGTTTGGGCGGTCGTGGGAATGGAGGTCGTTTGACCTCTTTTTTTTATGTCCAAAAATGGCGAAAATAGTGAGTGGGGTTACAGCTGGGGTTACAAAGTGGGGTTACATTTTCTGAAAAGTGGGGTTACACATTCGGGGTTTTTGGGGGTAGGATAGAGGGGGAGGGAAAAGGATAGTTTTAAGGGATAGGGTGGGGGAAACTACCTATTTGTGATATTGGTAAAATGGGTGCGAATCGGGCTAAAACCTTGTATTTATGAGGCTTCTTACATGGAATGAGCCTCGAAAGAGGGGGTACACCCCTCCAAACGGGGTTATAATGGGGTGGAGGGGCATACGTTTGATGTTACGGCTTGCCACCTATGATAACATGAAATGGGTTTACCCTGCACTTGCAATATTTGAAGTGTCGGCATCCGATACATGCTTTTCTTTTTCGATAGACAGTTGCTTTATGGTTTCTTTGAGACGTCCTATTTCCTCTGCTTGTTGTATGATTTTAGCATCTTTGCTTTGTATGTATGGTTCTAATTGACCAAAGAATGTGGCAATGCTTGTCTCTGTCGTTGCAAGAATAGGGTTTCCTGGCTCAGAATTAGGTAAGGTGTCACTCCCTAAGCCAGTGAGAAGCCACATTGCGTTTACATCGTAAGAAATCACGATTTTTTCTAAGACGTCAGCTTTGGGTATGACTCCCTTTATATAACCTCTTATATTAGCTTCACTAACGCCTAATTTCTGGGCGAATACTGTATTCTTTCCACCTGCTTTAATATCAACGAGGTGCTTGATTCTTTCGTGAATTGTCCCGTTATGTGCCATAATTCTAAATTTAATCGAAATAAACCCCGATTTTTCTTTTGTAATTCGTGAGAAATCACTATCTTTGCAGCGTGTTAATTATTTAACGCGCGGTCAAAGGTACGAAAAATGACCGAGAATAACGAATTTTTGCAATTAAAGAATATGAACGACAACGAATTAAAGGAGTGGCAGACGCAGAGCGTGAAGCACAAGGTGGCAATGGTTCTGATAATGGATGGTGTTAGTTTCAGCTACACAGAAGAGGACGGCATCGTATTTACAGCACCAGAATGTTATGTGGCGAGATTGATAAGACGGCTGATGTCCTGCTACGGATGTAGCGTAAGACCAAAGATAAACGAGGTAAAATGATTGCAGGATAACACGGAAGCCCAGGGTGATGTACTGGATAGTCGGCAGGGCCAGCCTCGGATGACGGCGGGAAAGACCGCAGGGGTGGCACGGTTGCAGTGGCCGGAATGTTGGAATAAGCGAAAGCGAAGAGCGTAGGACAGCCATGGGGTTCGACTCCCCACACTCCACAATAAGTATAACGTAAAAACAAGTGAGATATGAAAAAGTACATTCATGTAACAAAAGAGGTTCGTGAGCACCTGATGAAAATCTTCAGTGTTTCCGCTGTAATGGTATGGAAGGCTTTGACTTTTGAGAGTGAGAGTGTCCTTGCCAACAAGATACGCAAGGCTGCCTTTGAGAACTTTGGTATATTGATGAACGAGTTGCCAGCAGTGGAAACGTTCCATGACCATGACAACTATATGCGCCAGTATTTCCCGAATGGTGTTTTGCTGGAGGTAAACAAGAGCAATGGTGATGTGGATGTGATTTTCAAAGGTGAAAGTGTCAAGCACTATGAAAACGTGTTTGTAAGAGACCTTAAAGGCATTCAGAACTGGGCTGCAACATTGAGATAAGGAGGAGTAAGTATGGAGTACCACGATAACAGACTTTGCATCTCGATGCGGGAACTTGTGGATGGCGGTGTGATGACCGTATCAAACTACAAGCAGCTCTCCGCACGCGGTCGCATTGATGTAGTGCGTCGTGGTGGAGGCTCTTCCAAGAACTACGCGCTTATTGCCGTATGCAGTCTGCCCGATGCTTATCAAGACAAACTCAAGGAGCTTTATCCAGATCCGTCGCTTGAGGTGCTGCTTGCCTGGCTTGATGCCAACTACGAGGTGGACCAGGCAGCTGTCGCATATTTCAACGACTGGCGCAACCAGTGCGGACACGACCACGCTACTGATGCTCATGTGAAGGAGTATGTGACCAATGCCAGCGTGCTGAATGCTTGTATCAAGTTGTACAACAACGCCAAGGCGATACAGAAGACGATGGGCCAGAAGTATGACTGGAGCATGATGTCGCAAGCTGTGGAGGGCTACCGTATGAAGACCGGGCACACATTACCGGCAAGTATGTTGCGCTTCCGCAAGAAGGTGAACGAGTATCAGCGTGACGGATACCAGTGTCTCATCAGCCGAAAGTTCGGCAACCAGGCAAGCCGTAAGGTGGATTACCGTACCGAGCGTTTGATTCTGTCGATAGCTGTGTTACCCAACAAGCCGTTCAATACCAATGTTTGGGAATTGTACAACTCGTTTGTGTGCGGTGAGCTGGACGTGTATGATCCAGAGACCGGTGAGCTTTTCGACGCAAGCGAGTGGACCGACAAGAACGGTGACCCGAAGTCGCTGAGCGAAAGCACCATCACCAACTATCTTAACAAGCCCAAGAACCGACTGTTTATTGAACACTCGCTTGACTCTTACACCACATTCATGCACGAGCAGATGCCACACGTTCACCGCCATGCGCCTGAGTTCTCGTTCTCAAAGATTTCATTTGATGACCGCGACCTCCCACGCAAACTGAAGGATACCAAGGCAAGGCCGAAGGCATACTACGCCTACGATGTGACAAGCCAGTGCGTGGTGGGCTACGCCTACAACCGCAACAAGAACGTGGACTTGGTTGCCGACTGCTTCCGTTCGATGTTCCGACTGATAGAAAGCAAGGGCTGGGGTTGCCCGGCGCAGGTTGAGGTGGAGAACCACTTGATGAGTCAGTGGAAAGAGAGTTTCCTGAAGGCAGGAGTATTGTTCCCATTTGTGCGTTTCTGTGCCCCGATGAACTCTCAAGAGAAATACGCTGAGCCGATGAACGGTGCCAAGAAACGCCGTGTGGAGCATAGAAACCACCTCGGCATCGGACGCTTCTATGCCAAGGACAGACACTACCGCACGGAGGCCAAGAAAGTGTTTGACGAGAAGAATGACACCTACGAGGACAAACAGTACTACACATGGGAAGAACTTATTGCTGATGACATCCGCGACATCAAGGAGTTCAACAATACCCTCCACCCGAATCAGAAGAAATACCCTGGCATGACACGCTGGCAAGTGCTTGAAGCCAATATGAACCCAACGCTTCAGCCCATGGACAAATCGGTGTGGGCACGCTTCATCGGCGAGCACACTGAGACCTCCATACGCAGGAACAGCTACTGTAGAGTGGCATATAAAGACTGGTGGTTGAGCAAGACTGAAGTGATGGAACGTCTCGATCCGAACAACTACAAGGTGGATGCCTACTATCTGACCGATGGGGACGGCAAGGCAACCGACGTTTATATCTTCCAGAACGACCGACTTATCGACAAGCTCGAGGACGTGGGCACGTTCAACACTGCCGATGCAGAGCAGACTGACGAGGACAAGGAGATATTCGTGAACCAGCAGAAGAAGATAGCAGCATTCAACGCATACGTGAAGAAGAACGCCATTGCAACTGTTGGCATATCCAAGCCGGAACACTCAGAAGAGGCTGCACCACCGCCACCGCTTGAACTTCCACCGATGGAAAGCGAGCAGGAAATGGAAGTGACCTACCACATTTCTGACCCGTTGGCAGATTTATAGAATAATATTAGAATACAATTAAAATAACGTGAGACATGATAACGAATGAGAACAAGAAGCGGATATTGGAGGCTATAGCCACCAACCGCACGAACTATCCGAGCGATGCCAAGCACGCTGCTTCATTGGGCATCAGCACCTCGGTATATAGCGCCATCAAGAATGGTCAGACCGACAAGGCACTGAGCGAAGCCAACTGGATAACCATCGCGCGAAGACTGGGTGTGAACCTCAGAGGAGGCATTGAATGGAAGCCAGCACGCACCGCCACCTTCGACTATATCACCAAGCAGCTGGAGTTTAGCCAACAGAGCGGACTGAGTGCGATACTTTGTGATATACCCAACATCGGCAAGACATTCACGGCACGCTATTATGTGCAGTGCCACCGCAACGCCATCTATGTAGATTGCTCGCAAGTGAAGACCAAACTGAAGCTGGTGCGCAAGATAGCTACTGAGTTCGGTGTGGGCAGCAACGGAAGATACAGCGACGTGTACGAGGATTTGGTCTATTACTTGCGCTCAATCGACACACCACTCATCATTTTGGACGAGGCTGGCGACTTGCAGTATGAGGCATTTCTGGAACTCAAAGCCTTGTGGAACGCTACAGAAAGATGCTGCGCCTGGTATATGATGGGTGCGGACGGGCTGAAAGCCAAAATCAATCGCTCCATTGAGTGCAAGAAAGTGGGCTATACCGAGATGCTCAGTCGATACGGTGACCGCTACTCGAAGGTAACGCCCGACGACTGCAAGGAGCGTGAGAAGTTTCTGAAAGACCAGGCGAGCGTGGTGGCAAAGGTGAACGCCCCAGAAGGTGCGGATATTGCTACCCTGGTGCGCAAGTCGGGTGGTGGACTGAGACGAGTTTACACGGAAATTGAGAAACTAAAAAGAGTGCAGGCATGATGACAAAGATGGAAATGCAATATATGGACGCGGTTATACAAATAAACCGCCGACAACGAAATAACGAGGTGGACTGGGAGCAACGTCGCTATGAATTGGCCAAGGCTGCATTGTTTGTGGCTCCAGTCCTTCACCATGATCGTGAAGAAATGACAGCCGAACTCATTGCCAAATATGCAGTCAAGATAGCGGACGCAGTTGTATCAGAACTTATCGAAACAGAGAAGTGATATGGCAAAGCGAGCATATAGCCCCAAGGATGTGGCGAATATCAAGTGCAAGGCACTACCATTTGAAGGACAATGGAAAGACGTGTTCGGTCAGCCTGAAGAGGGCGACACATGGTTCATCAGTGGCCCCAGTGCCAGTGGCAAGAGTTCCTTCGTTATGCAGTTTGCCAAGATGCTCTGCGGTATAGGCAGCGTGTTGTATGTGTCCTTGGAAGAGGGCGTTGGTCTGTCGATGCAACGACGGCTTGCCCAATTCAAGATGAGTGACGTTCAAGGCTCGTTCCGCATCATTACCGATGGTGACATCAAGACATTGGAAGAACGTCTGGCAAAGCCCAAGAGCGCCAAGTTCATCATTGTGGACAGTTATCAGTACGCCTACGAAGCAGGGTGGGAATATTCACTGACCAAGGCGCTGATAGAACGTTTCAAGCGCAAGACATTCATCTTCGTCAGTCAAGAGGACAAAGGCAAGCCCATTGGTAAACCTGCTATCAGACTGAAATACGCTGCCGGCGTGAAGGTGAGGACGCAAGGCTTCCGTGCATACTGTCAAGGACGCTATTCAGGCAACGTAAGTGAATACTACACCATCTGGGCGGAGAAAGCCGTGGAGGTTTATAATGACAAGTCTAACAACTAAACATAACTGAGATGAAGAAGAAAGTTTATATCAGCGGAGCGATAGCCCACTACGACCTTAAAGAGCGTATGGCAACCTTTGACCATGCGGCACGCTATCTCTCCATAAAAGGTTACGAGCCGGTGAACCCATTTGAAAATGGCGTTTCGCAGGATGCTCACTGGATGGAGCACATGAGAGTGGACATTGCCCAGCTTTTGAAGTGTGATTGCATCTATATGCTGCAAGGCTGGGAATTGAGCAAGGGAGCAAAACTGGAACTGGATGTTGCCAGTTCGTGTGGTATTAAAGTGATGTTTGAAGGTCATGAGAACAATGTTCGTGAATACACCTGCTGCCTTTGCGGTAAGCCCCAAATCGGCTATGGAAACAATCCTCATCCATTGAAAGATGAGGGGGAGTGTTGTTCTGAATGTAATTTGAAGGTGTTAAGTGAAAGAATAAGGTTGTCAAAATTGAAATAGATATGGCACAGGAAGTAACCAATTTCGCACGCTTCTATGGCATACTCAAAAAGAGCTACAAGTTTGCCACCAAGGAGCTGGGCGATGAGTTCAAGGAAGGAGTGGTGAGTCAATTCACTAATGGACGTACCACTTCGCTTAGGGAAATGACCCGTAAGGAGTACGACATGATGTGCGACAAGCTCGAAGGTGTTACAGCCAAATTGATACGCACCGCCAAGGACGAGCAGCGCAAGCATCGAAGCCAGTGCTTGAGGTTGATGCAAAAGCTCGGCATCGATACAACAGACTGGACACGCATCAACGCATTTTGCCAGGATCAGCGTATTGCCGGCAAGGTGTTCTCCCAACTAAGTAATGAGGAATTGGAGCAGCTATCGGTGAAGCTCCGCTCCATCCAGCGCAAGGGAGGTCTGAAACCTAAGAAAGAACCGACACCTCCAGCACAGCCACGAGTGGAATACATGATGATGCCAATCGGAAATGGAGGTGAGGCATGAATGAGAAAGTGAAGCGTGTGATGGAATTCATTCATGGCATCGCATACAGAGAACTCCAAGGTGACCAGTACATCGAATTTCTTGAGTGTATTGAATACGAGATAGACAAGGAACTGGAAGAAGGAGACTGGTCAGAACCTGAAGACGACGAGTGATAAACAATCAAAATAATAATCAACAAAAAGTTTACGACAATGAAAGAAGACAACAAGCAGACCGTTGAAATGACGGCGGAGGAGATGGCCGAGTACCGGGCATTCCAAAAGGCGAAAGCCAAGAAAGAGGCAGAGGCGAAAGCCAAGGCCGAGCGTGAAGAGTACAAACAGCTCGTGGACGAGGAAATAGAGCATTCCATCCCCGTGCTTCTCGGCATCAGCGAGCAAATCAAGGACAGCAAGCAAAAGGTGATGGACAACTTCAAGACCATACTGGAGATGAAGTCTGACCTGTTCAAGACCAAGGTCAAGGACGACCAGCGTAGCCACACGTTTACCAACTCCGAGGGCAACAAGCGCATTACGCTCGGTGTGTATGTGACCGACGGCTACCGTGACACCGTAGAGGACGGCATCGCCATCGTGAAGGAGTACATCGCCGGCCTTGCCAATGACGACAAGACACAGGCGTTGGTGAACATGGTGTTTCGTCTGCTGGCACGCGATGCCAAGGGCACGCTGAAGGCAAGCCGCATCGTGCAACTCCGCAAGGTGGCGCAGGACACCGGCGATGAGCGTTTCCTTGAAGGCGTGCGCATCATCGAGGAAAGCTACCAGCCGGAGGTGAGCAAGCAGTTCATCAGGGCTGAGATAAAGAACGAGAACGGAATGTGGAAGTCAATACCGCTCGGAATGACAGAATCCTAAAAGCGAAGAGACATGATACTGGAAGTAGAGAAGAAACCGAAAGTGGCCTTGTGCCGTAAATGTTACGGCACAGGTCGTCTCCACGACAAGGAGACTGGCAAAGAAAGCACATGTGACCAATGTGAGGGAACGGGCAGAGTAACCGTCAGCGCAAAGATGAGCTATGACATCCGTCCCTATAAACCAAGAGACAGACACTAAAACATTTTATGAGCAAGAGGCGAGGAGCAAGCTATCAGAAACGTGTCACAGACATAAATAGGATATACGACCAACATGCCAAAAGCGGAATCAGCAACCGCGAGATATGGCGAAGGTACGTGTATCCTGTTTATGGTATATGTGAGCGTACCTTCTACAACCTCCTTAATGCCTCTTGTGACCCAAAGAACGAAGTGCCACAAGAGGCACAGACGTTTCTAAAATTCGACTTTGACGATGAACCAGGACATACAGAAAATTATCCGCAATATCCTAAACGACGTTAGGGTGGAGTTGAGTGATGAGTTTGACCGCAACTTTGAACGGCAGGCATTCTTCAACGAGGCATGGCAGCGCAGAAGCAGTCCTACACGTCCTGGCGGTTCCATACTGATAGACACCGGCAAGTTGCGGCAGAGCATCAGCAGCCGAACCACAGACAGCAGTATCACGTTCTGCTCGACACTGCCTTATGCAGCCATACACAACGATGGAGGCGAGATAAAGGTGACGGCGAGGATGAAGCGATTCTTCTGGCACAAGTACCATGAGGCGACAGGCTCATTCGGACGCAAGAAGAATGGTGAGAGACGCAACGACAAGCGCACCGTACAACTGAGCACCGAGGCGGAGTTCTGGAAGCACATGGCTCTGATGAAAGAAGGAAAGAGCATCAAGATACCGCGCCGCAGATTTCTTGGAGCATCGCCAGAAGTGGAGCAAGCGGTCAAGGACATCATCGAGGAGAACCTTGCAGAGTATTTTGAACACGAATATAAATTGAAATGAGAAAGGAATTATTCAACGCCATTAAAGCAAAACTGGCGAGCGATGTGCCTGAAGTGCAGCACATCGATTTGTGGAACCACAATGTGGAGTTTGTAGAGCAGGAAGAAGGATGGGCGCGTCCAGCCGTCTTTGTGGAGTTTGGAAAGATAGAGTGGTCGCCATTTCAAGGCGGCAGTCAGCGTGGCAAGGGACTTGTTACTATTCACCTTGTGACAGACTGGGCTGACGGTGGCCATGATGCAGCTTTCGACCTTTGCCACCAGGTGCATACAGCCCTTGACGGATTGAGTGGTGATGATTTTAACGGCATGGCGCTTGTTGAGACGAACACCAACCACAACCACGAAGAGATACTTGAAAGCATCGACTGTTATGCGGTGCGTTACCTATTGCGATAAACCGCCCATGTCGCAACGATTTAGCCCCGACGGATAAATTACCGCCGGGGCTTTTTAATGCCGTTAGAATTGAATTATAACGCCGTTAGGCGGCATCGGTGAATAACATCATGTCTGTGTAGTGCGAGCTGTAGTTTACTGTGGCGTTGAACTCCACCTTGTGGCAGTTCTTGAATGGGTTGCCCACGGTCGGGTTTTTGCCCATCCATTCACAAAGCTCAATAATGGATGACTTGTTGGAAGTGAAATATATAAAGTGATGTTCGCCAAGAATGGTCAGCACATCGAGGTAGTCGGAAAGTTTCCAGTACATATTATATGTGCCAACGTCGGTGGATAGATAGGGTGGATCAACAAGGAACACAACATTCGGCATGTCTTTGTATCGGGCGAACACCTCTTTGTAGTCGCATGATACTACTGTGATACCTTCAAGATAGTCCTTACAAGTAGGATAGTCTGACTTGCGGAGATTGTTGTATAGAGCCTCCTTCTTCATTTCGGGGATGCTCAATTTGTATTTCATGGAGAACATCAGTCCGGAAGAAATGGTGATGAAGTCAATGTACCCGACCTCTCGTTCCTCTTGCTCCAAACGAGCGAATATACGGTCGCGCAGTTCACCACGGATGCAGCTGTGCTTGGGTATGCCTTCCGTCTCCACCATTTTGCGCAGGTCAGCCAAAAGGTGGTTGGTCTGCGGGATGTGCTGTAGGCGGTTGCGGTAGCCGTCGAAGTCGTTGTATATGACTGTGGCATTTGGCTTCTGGCACTTGGTGATGTGCGACAGCAGACCCGAACCGCCGAACAAATCCACGAATACCGTGTCCTCTGGATATTGTTTTAGAACCTTGATAAACTCACGCGCGAACATGCGCTTCTGCCCCACGAAAGGGAGCGGTGCCGATAGATACTGTTTTCTCATGCCTTACACGTTCAGTTCAAATTTCACGTTCTCATTTCCGTCGAGCAGTTGCCTGGTGTGTTCGATGTTGTTCTCGTAGATATGCACATTCGCAAGGTTCAGCGTGATGGACTTCAAAGGGAGGTCAATCTGCCGGGCCATGAGGTAGAGGTGGTAGATGTCGGCCGGCAAGCCGAGGTTCGCGTCCGAGCTGCGCTGGTAAGCCGACACCACTAATTCGTCGTTCTCAATCTGGAACTGAACGAGTGACAGACACGGTGCCTGGTTCGTCTCCGCATCGGTGGAGCCGAGGAACAGCACATAGTTCTTGCTGTTGCGCTTCTCTCGGTTGATTTTGGCGATGAGTGGCGGCAGCTTCTCAAAGTAGGTAGGGTAGGAGTTTACGAGAATGGCACCGCAGTAGTCCCACCAGTTGATGCCCACCTCGCGATACTTCTCCACATTGCGTTCACCCTGCATGAAGAGCTGCAGCTCGTTCTTTAACTTCTTTCGTGCGAGGCCGTGCCCCTCGAATATGTCGAGCAGGTCAGCAGGGGAAAGCACCAACTGCTCGTTGAGCAGGTAACGTATGCTTCCCTTCTTGTTAGTCTGGCACTTGCCCAGAGTAAGTACCTTCTGTAAAATTTGATGGTATTTGTTCATAACCGTTTTGAATTTGAAAACGGTGCAAAGGTAACAACGCGTGTCCCCTCGACAATGACCATACGCAAATGTTACACTGCAAGTAGATTGCAGTCAGTTTTGAAACGCCGTATAAGGCTGTACACCTTGCGCTCGCTTATGGCATATTCTGTGGCGAGCCTTGCCACGATATATGACACCTTCTCGCCTTGTGCGGAAAGTGTGCGGTATTCCTTAAATAGGTCGATATATTGCACATCGTCCAGCCTGATTCCTGCCTTTTGGAGGTAAATTAGCAATTCCCTGTTCAAATTCAGTATCTCTATTAGTTTCATTCTCAGAAATATTTAGTACTTTTGCACCGTCTCACTTACATAGCGCATCGCGCACACACATAAAAAAAGCCATCAATAGGCGAGCGAGGGTTTACGCCCCCGGTCGTGCCTATTGATGGTAACGTGTGTTAAAAAAGTAAGTGAGACGACTATTTTAACAGGCCGGGGGCTTTTTTATTACCCTCCCCCGAAGGGATTGTTCTTAGTCTCGGTATAACTCCAAATTGAAATTATCCTTGCTCTTCCATCCGTCAGCCAGTGTGTCCTGGATATGCTGCATGGCTTTGGTATAGAAGTCCGTCAGTTCTTCGATGGTGCTGAACGTGTGATAGCATGGCTCATCGTCTGTTCCGAACTTGAACGTGACCGGCAATGTCTTGCCGTCAGACTGCACAGCCAAGTCGTATGCTACCTTGTAGTTGAACTGGTTCTCGTTAGAGAGCCACACGCTCATGCCGTTCCACACGAAGCCAGAAAGTATGGTCTCGTTCGTGCGGTCGTTGAACCATTCCGACACCATGGTCTTGATGGTATCCTCAGATGGCTTTCCGTTGAACTCAGCCTCCATATAGTCGGCAGATCCATCCTCGTTGTTATGCACGTCCCATCGGACGCGCCATTTTCCTTTGACGGGGTTGGTGCATTCAAGCAGCTTTACCCCTTGTGCTCCGTTTACTCTGTTCATCATGTGAAAATGTACTTTGTTCTACCTTTGCCGAAGGTTTCCGCCTTGATGGTGGTCTCGAATGGGAAGCCGTCTGGCATTTCACTCACTTGCTGGAGAATGTTTTTCATCTCCTCGCTGTTGGTGAAGAACTTTTTCGGCTCGCCGTTCTGCTCGATGGACACGACACAGCGGTCTTCGCCCTGGCTGGTTTTGACTCCGACCTCGAAGTCTTTTACCACGATGGGCAGGTTCACCAACTCGCGGATGCTTACCACCGCACCCGCAAATCGCTTCTTGCCGTCTTCCGGCTTGTAAGCGACATTCAAATCCTTAAATGATTTCATTTTTTTGCCTGTTAATTTATTGAACAACATTATACAGTCGGCGTGTTTTGCCATTCCGTAGAAACTTGCTATCAAGACACGCCTCCTTTTTCTCGATTTAACCTCGTGCATTTTTCGGGCGAACTTCTGTTTGATGCGCTTGCGCAGCAGCACATGGTCGGGATAGATGACATATCCCAGGAAGTCAATGCCCTCGTCCACGGGGAACACACGCTCGTTGGCTTTCACCTTTAAGTCGATTTGTTCCACTTGCTCATGGACGGCATCACGAATCTCCCACAGTTCCGCTTTCGATTTACCGAGTACCACGCCGTCATCACAATAGCGGTAGAAATGACGCACGCCGTACCTGTCCTTCAGATAATGGTCTAAATACACAGACAACAACAGATTGCCCAAGCCCTGCGACGAGCGTAGCCCTATGCTGATACCTTGCGGTATGATGCGGACAAAGTTGTCAAGCATGGCTATGAGCTTCTTGTCTTTGAATACCCGATGCACACTGTACATAACGAAGTCCTGGTTGACACTCTCGTAGAACTTGGAGATGTCGAACTTGTAGCAGAACCTTGTGCCTTCCGGGTCTTCCTGCATATCACGGCGAATGTACTTCATCAAGTCGTGCATTCCCCTGTCCTTGATGCTTGCGGAGGTCGTTCTGATGAATCGCTTCTTCAGATGCTTATCCACCACCGACATGATGGCGTGGACAGCGATGCTGTTCTTCAGCTTCTTGAAGAATTGGATGTGCCGTAGTTTGCCGGCCTCTATAATATCTTTCTCCTCAATGTCCTTTGCGGTCACATGGAATGTGCCAGAAGCAATACGTTCAGAGAGTTCCTTGATGACCTCCTCACGATGCGCGATCAGGTAGCGTCCTTGTCGGCTTTTCTTCCGTTTGGTGCCACTGAGAACCTGGTCGAATGATTCCGCCATGTTGGAATATTCGACTACCTCCTCTATGATATGACCTTCTCTGCGCATAGCATCAGTTGTTTTTAATGATGGAAGATATGGGCCTTCCTTTCCCCGGGCCAGACTTCTTCGAACTGTTGCCAGCCTACCAAACCCTATTGCCCGACACGTGATTTTTCAGCTTTCCAAAACATTCCAATATTTGAAACATTGGAAAGAATTGCTTTTGCTGTGGCTTGCCACCCTCGGCACCACATCGGGGACACGTCCCCATCGTTGTACGCCGATTGTTGTTGGTGAGACGCGAGCCGACATTCGTATTCGCATTCGACGCATCGTTATTCGCATTCGCATTCGACACACCGCCATTCGCGTTCGCGTTGTTGTACCCGCGATAGACCACACGGCCTATTGGGTGGCTCTACCGACTGCAAAGTTACTGAATATCTGTGCAAAACGTGATAAAATTGTTCGTTGTTACGAGTTTTGGAATGAAACGTTATAACTTTGCATCTAAAAAAGATGACAGTACTACATGATACAGGAGAAGGCTGGAATGGCTTTGTTCGAGAGCTGATTGAAGCCAAAGAGAGAGTGGAGCTTCAGCACGAATCACTAATACGCCATCAGTCAGGCATAGCCGCAACTTTAATAGGCATAATTGCTGTTTTTGGCGATATGTCACAAGGGAGTATGCTTCTTCGCTTCCTGACAGTAGCGAGTGTGTTATTTCTGTTGCTGACTGTCCTTGCTGGTGTGTTGTATTGCTTTTTGCAGTACAGACTAAAGTTGAAAGCACTGTCAAATTGCTTACGGCAATATCAAGAAGGCTCTTTTGGGGTTGTGGGGCAGGTTCCCTCACCAACCGCTTCATGGCTTGCCAAAGTCTTCCCATGGTTGTTGTGCGTGGGAATACTACTTCTATCGGCAAGCGCAGTGTGTGCTCTACTGGGGCGTTGAGAGCCTCTCTAATTTTCTCGTCTTGTATTTTTTCTTCCATATCTTGATGTGTTTTGGAAAAATGTTATTACCTTTGCATCGGATCATTCCTCGTAAGAGGATTGGACCCCACATTCAGGCAGTCTTGATTATTTCAAGTCTGCCTGTCTTACTTTAAAGCCTTTAGCTGTAATTTCGTCGTAAGTGTAGGTTTTGTCCATTCCATCAATGACCACCATTACAGTTTTTAGAATTGTTCTTCTTACTCTGTCGTGTAAAGCACTGCTCAACTCGTCTAACGAAATACCAGAATCAACAAACAAAACCAAGTCGTCCGCCTGTTTCGCCCCTTTTCTAATAAGGTTGTCGATAGAACTTTTTGTTGGCTTTGCATTGACTTTATATTCTTGTTCTATTCCCAATGTCTTGTTGTAACTATCAGCAGAAGTTTCGTTCTGTGGGTTCGCTATAAGGTCAATCTCGTAGCCGTGCTTTTCCGCAAGATACCTACCCACTCTCACGTTCTCTTTCTTTTCGGTTCTTCCATGTTTTGAGCTTACTCGTAATTTACCGTTTGATGTTTCGCACTCAGTGAATGTTTCTGGCGTTTCTTCTTTGACTTTAGCCCAACATGAATGTATGAGTTTGCACGCAGCGCACAACTCATTTTCTGGAATAAACTTTGCCAACTTGATTTTGCCCTTTGCGATGTCGCAGTCCCGGCATCGCCGAATGGTGTAGGGATTGTAGTCGGGCACCGTCTTGTCCTCCTTGCCGGGGTTGAAATGGAAGATGCCTTTCGTATCACGCTGCAGAGCCTCCTCGCCAAGTGCCATAGCCTCGTCGTGTGGCGTGGCAGGATATTTTGACCTGCGCACCTGTACCACGGTACAACGGCAGTTCCAGCCATTAGGAGGATAGTATTCTTCCCAAAATGGGTCGGAAGGCGGAAGCGTTACGCCATTGAGCGCAGCGTGTTCCGGACGCACCTTGCCGTCGCCAGCCGTGCGGTACTGAAGGTTGTAGCGGTCGCCGTCCTCCGAGAACCGTTCCCACTTGGCAGCCATCTCCGCAGACGACTGCACGAAGTTGTACTCCGCACGGAGGTAGTTGGAGTTGTAGGTGTTGTCTATCTTCCGAACATCATTCAAAAAGGCTTCGAACGTCTTTCTATTGCCGTTAGAATCCAGCAAGGACGGGAACGCCTCGTTGAGCTCGTGGAACGTTTTCATGCCGGAGAAGATATAGTCAGACCGTTGGAGGCGCTTGCGCATGGCATCAGACATCTCCACTTGCTTGAAAGTAGAATCCAAAGCACCAGCATGGGCATTGATGAACTCCTGAACTTTCGGTTCTGCCAGCACCTCGATGCGGAACTCCGACCCTTTCTGAGAATAGAGCGTGCGCATCATGCCGTCGAACAGCCCAGAGAGTTGCTTGCGTATCTGCTCCTGCTCCTTAGACAGCGACAATGTTTGTGGATCATCGCCTAACAGCTGGGCATAGCGTTGGTGCAGCCCCACATAATCGGTGGGGCTTAATCGAAAAAAGAGCCGTGTACGTTTTGCTGCTGCTTTTTCTTCTTGTCGCCCTTGTCATCGTCTTGTGGCTCATTGTTGCCCTCGTCGCCATCATCGTCACCGCCACCGGGTAGCATGGGTGTAGCGTTGCGCCGTTCCCCAACAGGCATGCTGTACTTCTCCGCAAAATATGTCGGGTCCACCTCGTAGCGGTCGGCAATCATGGTCTCGTATGCCACCTGCTGCTCCGGTGTGTAATCGACGGCATCATCCCATTCGAAGCGCAGTCCCTTGATTGGGAAGCCGTGCTTTACCATGCGTGGGATAAGCTGGTTGTTCACGATGTCGCGCAGCATGGTGCAGTCGCTTTCAACCAGGTTCTCGAACACTTCAAGGTGTGTTTCTGATTGTGAGAGGCTGCTGCCGTCCTCGATGGTCATCGTCTGTCCGATGATGAGCTTTGACAGTTCCGAGTTGGCGCGATCGATGCGTTTGTCATAGACATTGAAGGCATCGCCCTTGCCACTCTCCACAAATTCAATCTCCGTGTCCTGCCCTGCCACCATGTATTGGCTTGCTCCGGCACCCTTGAGCATCTGTTCAAGTCGTCCCATCTCCTTGGGGTCGCGTGAGGTGGTGCGTGCAATACGCATCGGCATACCGAAAATCTCGCCGAAGGAATCCCAGAATGCCAACATGTTTTTCTTCGGAATGGTCTGCGTGGCAGCCTTCAGATACAGGCCGAGATCGTCAGGCCGTCCGGCTTCAATGAGCCAGTCAGAGAATGGGGCTGAGTGGTAGTCGATGCCCGTAGTCCAGTCCTGCCCGAGCTGTTGAATCACACGGCCGTATTCCGGAATGACATGCTTCCGTGGAATGAGCTTCACATCCGTATAGCAAGGACATCCATCGCCATCGGTGGTGAGGTCGCCAAGTTCGATGAGCGAGTGTCCCCAAAGATTGGCGGCAAGCGCGTATTCGAGCATTTGCTTGAACCAAGCCTGGTCGAAATAGTGGTGTGCCTCCTCGTTCTCATTACCTTTTGCATCGACCAGTTTGAAGGACTTCGCCATGACGAATCCTACTCGCTGGCGAACACAGCCCGATAGGTGAAGGTCAATATCCACATCGCGGTATATGTCGTAGAGACGTTGGCGGTTCGGGCTGTCCACATTTATAGCCATCTGCCAGGCGTTGCGCCAGTCGGCAATGTCCCTGCGTGTAAGCGCATCGGTGGTGCGTTGCAGTTCGATGACCATCTTCTTTATGCGCTTGCGGTCAGACGACTTCGCAAGGTTGAAGTCCCCGTTTGGCGTGTGCAGTATATTTTGACTGCCACCTCCGAACATACCGCTGAAAAAGTTCTTTATATCCATAGCGTTACCAGTTATGTCGTAATTGTTTCTGTGAACCGAATATGAGCAAGTCGCCAGTCGGTGTGCCGTCCTCGTCGGTGTTGAGCGGCAGGTCGGGGATGATTTTTCCGGCTTGCACGCCTTCCAGCCACTTTATGGCACGCTCGTAGCGCTCCTTGCGTATTTCGCTGCCCATCTTTTGGGGCATAGCGGCAATCATGTGATAGAGCGCAATGTCGGCGGCATACATTACCACCAAACGGTTGCGGTTTTCGCCTTCAGCCGAGAACACCGCTTCCGTGTCGTATTTTGGTCTGAGGTAGCCGGCAATCTCCTCGCAAGCCTCCAGTTCCGCATTGTCGCGTATCTCCTGCGATGCCTGCGACACGACCTTCAGCGCATTTTCGCCTATGACCACTCTGTAGTCCTCTTCCGTGATAAACATAGTAAGCCTCCTTCCTAATGCGTCACATAAATGGCACGACGCTCGATGTCGGCAACCTTTACACCCTTACGGAAGCGGTGCTTGGCAACCAGTTCGCGGATGGTGCGTTTCGGTACGACCTTCAGCGAACCGTTCATGTAAATCACATAATACTTCATGCCAAGCAGCTTTGAGAGCTTGTTGGCTTTCTTGATGGCACGCTTGCACTGCCATCCCCAGATAATGTCCTTTATTACTTGTATCATTGTTACCAAATGTTTTTGGCGGTCGGTCTTTTGCCGAACACCGGTTTGAAACTTTCCTGTCTTGTATTGCGCTGGAGTATCCATATAGCGCCTTCATCAGCGTCAGGCGCATCGTCATGCACACGGCTGCCACGCTCCAACGCTAAAGTCTGTTCTATGCCCACCTGCATGTCGGGGTCTTCCTTCTTGCGCTCGTTGTACCAGACAAAGCCACGTTCCCAAAGAGGACTGACCGCCTCGATACGCTGGATTTTGTCTGGCTTCTTTCGCTTGTCGGGCATGATGGGCAGCTGGTAGCCACGCAGCTCACCTTCCACGGCAAACTCGTCCAAAATTACATCCTGCATGAAGTTCGCTTCCATGAAGAACTGAATAGCCACCGTGTCGCGTGTACGCTCGTAGAGGTCATATAGCCATCGAACCATCTCGCTGACTGTCGCCTGGCGCACGAAACTGTCTATGAGATGCAGTTCCGAGCCAATCTTTCCCCATAGGCGGCTCGCCTTGTAGTCGTTGGAGGTTGTCGATTTGAACGACGGGTCGGTGTAACACACCAGCATGTCGTACTTTTCGAGCTTTGGCAAACGCTTGTATCGAATCCAATCCGCACGGAAGATAGTACCATCCACGATAGGGTTGTGCATCATCTCCTTCTCCCAGGCACGATAGCCCACGAAGTCGCGGTAAGCCTGCGCCTCCTCTTTGGTCCATTTCTCCTTCCATACCGGTTCTCCGTTACGATCAACCGCTACGATTTTAGAAAGGAACACGCCCTTTGTGCGTGAGAGATTGTAGAGCACCGAGTTCTTACTGATGAGGTTGCCCACCATAATGAAGCGGCCACGGCCCACATCAAGCGCACCGAAGAGAGCCTCTTTCACCCAGTCGGTTAGGTCGTGTACGAGTTTGTCGTTCTTGCAAAGCTGATCGTCATCAAGGTCATCGATGACGATGTAGTCAGGACGTGATTCACGGTCACGCAGACCACGAGGCGACTGTCCACGACCGCAGGCAAGGAACTTCACACCGCTCTTTGTCTTGAACTCGCCCTCCTGCCATCCGCCGTCGTTCTTCTGCTGTCCGAAGTCGGCAATGAGACGCTGGTTGTATTCCAGTTCCGCTTGAATATCTCCAAGCAGTCGGTCGGCATTGTCCTCCGACTTTCCGACAACCACCATAAAGTTGATAAGCCGCTTCGGTTGGAACATCAACCAGAGCGGCGTGAATACATCAAGGTGGGTCGATTTGGCGTGACCGCGTGGCCACATGAATACAGCCTTCAAGTCGGGCGTGTTTCGGACCTTGCGTGCAGCTTCGTTGTGGAACGGAGCGTTGTGAATGGTGCGTATGACCTCACCGGTCGTCTTGTCACGCAATTGCAGGAAGTGTGGAAAGTAATACTCGCAGAACGCTGCGTAGTTGTTGAGCAAGCGTTTGATACGCATGTCCCTTTCTACTGGCGTTTCGCTTTTCAGGAGTGACGTGTCCGTAATGGCTTGCACTTGCCGGCATCGCTCTTTCCACTCCTCGTATGCCTTTTTCTTTTCCGCTGCTGTTGCCATAGGCTGCCTCCACTATTTTATGCCCATCTGTTCTGTGATGTACATGTCCTGGAACTTGTTGATTACACGCATCAGTTCGGGAGTCACCTCTGGGTCTGTCTGCGAGCGGTACTCCAGCCACTTGGAGAACGCCATGAACACCTCGATGGCATCCACCACATTAGCCTTCTTGTCGAGCTTCTCAATGACCGACGAGAGTTTAGCCAGCTTGTCGCCAAGTCCTGCAATGAGTGCAGGGTCGTCAGAACCATTCACTTGTGTAATGAGTGTGTCGATGGTGAGCAACAGTTTGTTCACCAGTTCAGGGCGTGTGATGTTCTTGGCGGCACGAGCCTCTTTCCACCCCTCGGCTGAGCACCATTTGGATATGGTGACGCGCGACACGTCCACCTTCTCCGCAATCTCCTGCTGCTCCATGCCCGAAAGATAGAGCGTGCGTGCCAGCGATTTCTTTTTTTCAATATCTGCCTTTGTCATGTTGATAAGGTTTTTGTTCACATCAGGGCATACCACGCCCCGATTCCTTCTGCAAAAGTGCCACGATTTCGGTGGCTCTCCAAAAAAGTGTGCAATGGTTTCATAGAAGTGTGCAACCATTGCACACTTTTTTGGCGGACAGACAATTACCTCGTAATATTGCACTGCGAATCGGGCAATGCAGCCCAGAAAACGACAATGATATGAGTAAAGGAAAACGCGTAAGAATAACCAACGATAGCCTGAACAGCTACGGCACAAGAGTGCTGACAGCTGGCATGAACGTGGAGCAGTATCAGCGCAACCCCGTCCTGCTGTATATGCACGAGCGTGGTAATGTGATAGGCTATGTGAAAGACCTGAAGGTGGAGGATGGTGAAGTGACCGGCGAATTGATGTTTGACGAAGCATCCGAACTATCCACACGCTGTAAGAAGCAGTATGAGTTCGGCAGTCTGAAGATGGTGAGCGCAGGGCTTGACATTCTGGAGACAAGTGAGGACCCCGAACTGCTTGTGCAGGGTCAGACCAGTCCTACCGTCACCAAGAGCAAACTGTTTGAGGTTAGCTTGGTGGACATTGGAGCCAATGATGATGCCATCGTGCTGCAGAAGGACGGCAAGAAGATTACTCTCGGCAAGGACAGCGAGTGTCCCTTGCCAATGTTGAACAATAATAATCAAAAACAAATGGAACAGAAACAGTATGCCCTGCAGTTGGGCTTGCCGGAAACGGCGACTGATGCGGAGGTCACCGCCAAGCTCAGCGAGCTGAATGCCGCTAAGCAAGAGAACGAGAGACTCCAGAAGGAGAAGGAGACCCTTACGCTTGCCAGTATCACTGCCGTCGTGGAGAAAGCAGTCGGCGAGAAGCGTATCGCCACAGACAAGAAAGACGAGTTCATCAACCTCGGCAAGGAAATTGGCCAGGAGAAGTTGGAGCGCATCATCTCTGCCATGTCGCCACAGATGAAGCTCAGTGCCGTTATCGGCCACCAGGGTGGAGCTTCAACCCAGCAGCCTGCCACATACAAGAAACTGAGCGATGTGCCGTCTGCAGAACTCCTGACACTCCGCAAAGAGCAGCCTGAGGAGTATAAGCGACTCTACAAGGAGGAGTACGGCATGGAGTGTGAACTTTAAGTACAAACCAATAATACAAGAAAAATGAAAATGAACAGATTGCTTGCACTGACAATGGCAGTGCTTTTCAACTGCATCACCGGCAGCATTTTCGCTGCAGTCCTTGGCTTTTCGCCTGTGGCGGGAGCCTTGGGCATGAATTGCATCGCCACGATGGTGGGCGGTGAGGTCGCCCCCGGCGCATTGCGTGCCGGAGTGTACAAGGAGATATGGACAGGCGAGTTGGTGAAATACCTCCGCCGTGGTTTGGAAGCCACCTGGCTTGACGGAATTCCAGATGCTTCAAGCATTGTCGATAACGATGTTATCCACTTGGTTGAGGTCGGTGTTGACCCCGAAGTGCTTGTCAACAATACTACCTATCCGATTCCCTTGCAGGCATTGGACGACAAGGACATCAGTATCCAGCTTGACAAGTTCCAGACAAAGGTGACTCCGATTACCGACGATGAACTCTATGCCATCAGTTACGACAAGATGTCAAGAGTGAAGGAATCCCATGGCAATGCCATCAATGATGCCAAGTTCGCCAAGGCGGCTCATGCGCTTTGCGCGAAACAGAATGCGGCGAAGACCCCGGTGCTGAAAACTACAGGAGAGCGTGACGCGGCAACCGGACGCTTGAAGATGACGAAGACCGACTTACTCAGCATGAAGCGGCAGATGGACGCTTTGAAAGTTCCTGCAGCAGGTCGCCGACTCGTGCTTTGCTCAGACCATATCAACGACCTTCTGGAGATTGAGCAGACCTTCCGTGAACAGTACAACATCAACCGCAATGATGGAACAGTCGGACGCTTGTACGGTTTCGACATCTACGAATACGCCAGCAATCCGCTTTATACGCAGGCCGGTGTGAAGAAGGATTTGGGCAAAGCAGCAGAGACGGGCGAGTTCCAATGCTCGTTTGCATTCTATACAAACCGCGTGTTCAAGGCCACCGGCTCCACCAAGATGTATTGGAGCGCAGCCGAGAACGACCCCGAATATCAGCGCAACAAGATTAACTTCCGCCACCGTTTCATCTGTATGCCCAAGAAGGCAGACGCAGGTGTCGTGATGACCAGCGGATACAAAGCTGAAGCGTAACCATGGCGAGAATGAAGTATTTGGTCCTGCACTGCACAGCCACGCCGGAAGGCCGTGAGGTAACCTCTAAGGAGATACGCCACTGGCACACTGACCCAGTAAGCAAGGGTGGTCGTGGCTGGAAGCAGGTAGGCTATACCGACCTGATACACTTGGATGGCAAGGTGGAACGCCTTGTTGATAACAACGAAGATGCGGAGGTCGATCCGTGGGAAGTGACCAATGGTGCCAAGGGCTACAACAGTGTGAGCCGTCATGTGGTGTATGCCGGTGGCTGCACCAAGGATATGAAGCATCCCAAGGACACGCGCACCCCTGCGCAGCTGAAGGCGATGACCGACTATGTGCGGAACTTCCATCAGCGTTTTCCGCAGATCAAGATTGTAGGTCATTGCGACCTTCCTGGCGTAAATAAAGCCTGCCCAGCCTTCGATGTAGCCAAGTGGCTCAAGTCAATAGGAATATACCAACAATAAAAATATGGATGGCATGAATATCAGCGAAGTCCTGAACGTCCTCCTTGGCGGAGGTCTGGTGGCTACCATTGTTGCAATATGCACGCTGCGGGCTACCATAAGGAAAGCGAAAGCGGAATCGATGAAGGCAGAAGCCGATGCCGAGACGGTGCGTATGGACAACGCCGAGCATGCCACCCGTATCTTGGTAGAGAACATCGTGAAACCATTGAAGGAAGAACTCAATGAGACAAGAAGATACCTCGAAGCCTCGAAACGCGAGATGGCGCGTCTTCGGAAGGCTATCGACACTGCGAACAGTTGCAAGCATCATGATGATTGCCCTGTTCTTGTCGGGCTGCGCGACAAGCCGAAAAGCGAGCGTGGCCACGGAGGAAAGCGTGAAACAAGTATCCGCGGACACCCTCCAGAGCGAGGTGCGTCAGACATGGACGGAGACAGTACCACAGGAGGAAGCCAAGCTGGAGATACCTCTGGCGGAACTGACTAACCTGCCCGAAAAGGCAGAGTACCGAGCCAAGAACGGACGAGCCAGCGCAACCGTGCAGAACAAAGGTGGCATCATCGTGGTGTATGCCACTTGCGACAGTCTGCAACGCCAGTGCGAGTACTATGAGCGCCAGATGGCGAGCTACAAGAAAGCATTGGAGCAGCAGAAGAATGAAGCCAGAACGGATAAGGAACGCAGTTCAAATCCGTGGAAGATGCTTCTCATCGCCTTTATTGTCGGAGTGGCGACCGGCACAGTATTAACAATCATAACAAGAAAGATATGGCAAAAAGTGTTTTAGACGGAACTGACCTTATCCTTTCCATGGGTACCAATGCCCTCGGCTTTTCCACCGGTTGTAAGGTGTCCACATCAGCGGAGACCGGTGAACGTGTGACTAAAGAGGCTTCTGGTGGCAAGTGGAAGGAGTCTTACATCAAGAGTTTCTCCGAACAGATTACCGCCGATGGTGTTGTACTTACTGACGGCACGGATGAGGTGCCTTCGTATGACCAGATGAAGGACGCAATGCTTAAGGGTGAGCCAGTGGATGCAGCGTACAATCTGCGTGAAGGAGACAAACGCACAGGTAAAGCCACTGGCGGATATAAAGGCAAGTATCTGATTACCTCTCTTGACCTTGACGCACAGGCTGGTGACGATGCCAAGTATTCAATCACGCTTCAGAACTGCGGCAAGGTGGATAAAGTGGGTACGGGTATCACAGACACCACTCAGCAGACTGAATAACAACATCGCGTATGAAAAAGACAAAAATCAAGGTTGGCGACAAGGAGTTCCCCTGCCGTGTGACCATGGGCGCAATGGTGCGCTTCAAGAATGAGAGCGGTAAGGACGTGAGCAAGTTGGAGAAAACCAATATCTCCGAGCTGGTACTGTTTGTTTACTGCTGCGTGAAAAGTGCGTGCAATGCTGACAAGGTGGAGTTTGACTACGACTTCCAGAGCTTTGCTGACCTTATGGAGCCCGACGCAGCGAACTCCTTCTACGAGGATATGGGCGGTGAAGAAAAAAAAACGACCAACCAGGCGGAAAAGAAGTAAGCGTCGAGGAACTGTTGGGTATGGCATTGGGGTGCATCGGGATGAGCAGAGAAGACTTTGAACGATGTACCCCTTTTGAGTTTTATAAGGCATGGGAGCGATGGGCGGAAGCCAAGCGCGATGCGGAGCGCAACGAGTGGGAACGCACAAGGGTGCTGGCGCTTTTTGCCATCCAGCCCTATGCAAAAAGCAATCTCCAAGCGCATGACGTTCTGCCGTTCCCTTGGGATGAAAAGCAGGAAGAAAAGCGTGAGGAAGTGAGCAAGGACGAGTTCAACGCACGCTTTGAGGCAGCCAAGAAACGTTACGGACTGAAATAAGAAAAGACAATGGCAAAAGCAGTAGAATTTAGAATAAACATCAAGAGCGAGGACGGCGGTGTCCTGAAACGTCTGACAGTGGAAGCCGACGGTCTTGACGACATACTCTCCGAGGTGGGGAATACCGCTGTGGCCACTGGCAACAGACTGCGCGAGATGGCAGACAAGAGCCTCGTGCTCGATACAGCCGTCCGCTCGATCCGCGACCTCAGCGACATGGTGGGCGGACTTGCCGAGCCTTTCGACAGTTTTGAGACCGCCATGCGCAGTGCCAACACCATGGCAGGAAAAAGTGGGGACGAGTTTGAAGCACTGACTGGTCAGATAACGGAACTGAGCAAGAACATACCGCTTGCGCGTGAGGAACTTGCCAACGGCTTATACCAGGTTATATCCAATGGCGTGCCCGAGGATAACTGGATAGAGTTCCTCAACAAATCAAGCCGTAGTGCGGTTGGTGGTATTGCGGACTTGGGAGAGACGGTGACCGTTACTTCCACGCTCATCAAGAACTATGGTCTGGAATGGGATCAAGCAGGAAACATCCAAGACAAGATACAGATGACGGCCAAGAATGGTGTGACCAGCTTTGGGCAGTTGGCGCAGGCATTGCCCCGTGTGAGTGGTAGTGCATCTCAGCTTGGTGTCTCCATGGACGAACTGATGGCAGTGTTCGCCACTACAACGGGTGTGACTGGTGACACGGCGGAAGTATCCACTCAGTTGGCTGCCGTGCTCAACTCACTCATCAAGCCATCTGCGGAAGCTACGAAAGCGGCCAACGAGATGGGCATCGGTTTTAATGCAGCCAGTATTCAGGCTGCTGGTGGTTTAGAGAACTTCCTGCTCGGTTTGGATGCAAGCATACAGGAGTATTCGGCAAAGACTGGACAGTTGAGTCAAACCATTTATGGACAGTTGTTCGGCAGTGCAGACGCAATGCGACTACTCGGTTCGCTGACTGGCGAACAAAAGGAAAAGTTTTCGCAGAACATTGGAGCGATGGCAAACTCCGCAGGAGAGATAGATGCAGCCTTCGACAATATGGCATCGACTGGAGAGAGCCTACGTCAGACGCTCGCTAACCAGATGCACGCCATGATGGATTGGGCAGGCTCAATAGCCAGTACTTCCGCACCTTATGTGGAATGGATAGCTAATAGCGGCATCGCCCTCATGAGTATGGTGCAGCTCAGCGGCGGCATCAAGACTGTGGTGGCAGGACTGAAAGCTGTGAAGGTGGCCACGCTTGCGCAAGCAGCTGCAGCAAAGGTGGTGGCTGTCGCATCCAACATTTGGAAGGTGGCACAGATAGCCCTGAACTTTGTGCTCAGTGCCAACCCCATCGGTATTGTCGTGATGGCTATAGCGGCACTTGTGGGTGCATTGATAGCGGCGTACAATAACTGTGAGACCTTTCGCAATATCTGTGATGCTGTATGGGCAGCGGTGAAGAAAATTGCATCAGCCGTATGGGACTTTCTTGTCAAGGCATTCGAAAAAGCGAGTGCCGTGATAAAGAAGGCATGGGAATGGGTGAAGAAGTTCTTCGGCATAAAGGACGAGACCACAGCAAGGCAGACGGCAGATTTGGAGAAAAACACAAAGGCCACGCAAGCGAACACCAAGGCAAAGACTGCGAACGCCCAGACCGCCTTGAAGAACAATAAGAAACAGAACGCCCCCTCAACAGACAGCGGAAACGGCAGTGGTAAATCGGGGAACCAGGACAAATACAGCGGAAAGAAGCTTATCGCCAATGCCACGAGTTACAAGGAACTTGGCAACAACATCCAGTACTACCAGAACAAACTGGAAACTGCCAACGGGACGGATACCAAGACCATTGCGCTTTATGCAAAGAAAATCGCAGCCTTGCAAAAGCAGCAGGATGCGATAACGCAGTTGCAGGATGCGGCAAGCCGTCCCACCGAACTGAAAACCCTGAAGGACATCGATGCAGAAATCACTTATCAACAGGGATTGAGGGAGAAAGCCTCTGCCGATGAACTTGCAGTAATCGATGCTGAAATACAGCGTTTGAATGATCTTAAAACGGCGTTTGAACGCAGTTCGCATGTTGATGTCGGTTTAGACAAGATACAGACATACCGCCAGCTTGAAAAAGAGCTGCAGTATTATACAGACTTGTTGAAAACCGCTACAGAGACAGAGCGCATCGAGATACAGAAGCAGATAAATGCCCTTAACGACCTGAAGAAGAAATGGGACGATACTCTTGATGAACTGAAGAAGCCGGAGGACATCTCCCGACTGAACACCATCCGTTCGCTGGATGATGCCATCAGCTACTACCAGACCAAGCAGAAGAACGCCAGCGCATCGGAGATTGACGACATACAGCGCACGGTGTTGGAACTGGAGAAGAAACGCGATGCCATGAAGCAGCTCACGCGCATTCCCGAAATGGAGGAAGAAGTGGCGAAGCTCGACGGTATGGAGGGCAAGACGCTGACCCTCGAACTGAAAACCATTGGGCTTGATGGTGTAAAGAAACGCATCAAGGAGCTCCAGGATATGTTGGCTGACACGAAAAGTCCTATGGACGAGTCGCAGCGAGCCTCCATACAGAAGCTCATCGGCAGTTACGAGGATTACGAGAAGCGCATCCGCAAAAGCAATGTCACGTTAGGTAAGTCGTGGAGCACGGTCAAGGGTGTGGGCAATGGTGTCTCCTCGCTCACCGATGCGCTGCAAGGCAACCGTGACGCATGGTCCACGATTACTGGCGTCGTCGATGCTGCCATTCAGATATATGAGGGCATCAACGGCATCATTTCAATTATTCAGGCCTTGACCGCCGTAACAGGTGTCTCCAACACTGTGACCGCTGCAAGTGGAGTGGCAGCGACCACAGCTGCTACGGCAAAAGTAGCGGCAGCCCCTGCAGAGGTGGCGGCATCGGTAGCTACGATGGCGGCAGTAAAGGCAGAGGCGATGGCGTACCGCGAACTTGCAGCTTCAGAGTTTATGGCTGCACACGCTTACATTCCGTTTGCTGGTGCTGGCATCGCAGCTGGATTTATAGCCATGATGCAAGGGCTTGTTGCTTCGGTTGCCGTGACACCATTCGCCAACGGCGGTATTGTGTATGGCCCGACCTTGGCGCTGATGGGCGAGTATGCTGGAGCGAAAAGCAACCCGGAGGTGATAGCACCGCTGAACAAATTGAAGTCGCTTATCGGTAATAATGGTGGCGGAGGTGGCGGCGTGTACGAGCTGAAGGTTAAAGGCAGAGACCTTGTGGCGGTGCTTGCCAACGAGACGAGAATAAATAGAAAAGGAACAAACATCAAAATATAAGGAGCATGTATCTGCACGGACACTTTTACAACCAGAAGAACGAGCGCATCGAGGTGCATATTCTGACAAAGGGCGACCGCACAAAAGAGGTGGTCATCGGTGAGGATGGAGGCGAGTTGTCGTTCACGGATGATCCTGTGGAACTGACAAGCGAGGTGAATGACACCTTCGACCATCTGCTCTGCCAACAAGCCAAGGTACGGCTGCTGACAAGGAACTTTGTGCCCGACTTTTTCTGCGCCTCGTGCCTTGACGCTGTGGTGAACATCTACCGCGAGGACAAATGCCTCTTTGCCGGTTACATAGAACCGCAGTCATACTCGCAAGGCTATAACGAGGAATATGACGAGATAGAACTGAGCTGCATCGATGCGCTGATAGCCCTGCAATACTCGAAGTACCGCGACGTGGGTGCGCTGGGCGTGCTCTACAATGTGGTGAAGGCGGAGGCGGAACAGCGCACGTTCTTAGAGATGCTAAAGGAGATAATGGGTGGTGTGACGGCAGGTCTTGACATCGTGGGCGGAAACGCCGTGCGCTACCTGTATGACGGGAGCAAGGCGGTGGACGACCTGACGGGCAACCGCTACGCCATATTCGGGCAGCTGACCATCAACGAACTGCTGTTCCTTGGCGACGAGGAGGACGACGTGTGGCAGCAGGACGAGGTGCTGGAGGAGATGCTGAAGTACTTGAACCTGCACATCGTGCAGGAGGGCTTCACCTTTTATATATACTCATGGGAGAGCGTGAAGGGTGGTGAGCGCATCTACTGGCGCGACCTGCTGACGGGAGTGAGCGTTACGACGGCACGGCAGACGACGGACATACGGACGGGCATCGTAACTGACACTGACACGACGATCAGCGTGGGCGAGGTGTACAATAGACTGCTGCTGACGGCGAAGGTGGAGAGCGTGGAGAGCGTGATAGAGAGTCCGCTGGACGACGACCTGCTGAAAAGCCCCTACAAGAACTATCAGAAATACATGACGGAATACAGCAGCGACGGCGAGGGCAAGAAAGCCATCAATGCCTTTGATGCGATGACGCAAGGGCAGGAAACGAGCTATGACGGGGGCTGCGTGACGGACTGGTATGTGCAGATGAAGAACAACAGCGAGTGGCTGTTTCCGAACATGGGGAGCGGCAACGTGATGGAGGAGCTGTGCAGCGAGGGACGGAACCAGCAAGCCCTGCCGAACCTGCTTGCGAAGCAGCCGGGCGCGGCCATCATCGCCCTGGGCAAGGTGGAGAAGAAAACGGACGGGAAGGACAACTCGCTGACACCGAAGGTGGAGATGACGAACTACCTGGTGGTGAGCGTGAACGGCAACGGTGACGACAAGGAGGCGACGACCTACCCGAATGCCGACTCGCTGAAGGCAGGCGTGCCGAGAGCCGTATATAACGGCAGCATGACTGGCGGCGTGTTCTCGCCTACTGACGAGGGGACGACCAACTACATCGTGCTGAGCGGAAAGCTGGTGCTGAACCCAGTGATGGGACTGACGGACACGTACAAGAACATATACAACTACACGGGCGGTCCATTCCAGATTATTTGGCCTGGCATCCAACAATGGAGCGGCGTGACCGTGCCGAGCCGCAACAACGGGGACGGACGATACTACACGCAACAGTGGTGGCAGGCGGATCAGCCTAACGAAGAGGTGGCGTGGGATGTGGCGACGGAGCACGGCTTCGTGCCGTTCACTGACACGGGACCACAGCTGTACGAGTTCAAGTACAGCGCCATCGGCGACGGAAGCGACCACATATCGAAGGTGGGCGTATTGGCTTGCATGCTGATAATAGGCGACAAGTGTGTGGTGGAAAAGGGCACGGAGGGACAGGTGACGGACTTCGAGTGGCGAAAGTACAAGACGCTGGAGGAGTGCCAGGACGAGGACGAATACTACCAGCAGTGCTTCACCATCGGCTTCGACCCGAAGATCGGCGACAAGATAGTGGGTACGAAGTTTGACCTGCAGAACAATGTGAGCTACGAATTAGGCATCGACGCAGAAGGCATCGCCATCCCTATAAAGAAGGGTGACAAGGTGAGCGGACGAGTGCGATTTATGATACTCGGCCCGGTGAACGCCGTGTGGGACGTGGTGACACGGCGGCACAAGACGTGGTTCAGGCACACGAAATGGAACAGCACGACGATACCGCTGCTGGCACACGTGAGCAGCATCATGGTGGAGCAGTTCGAGGTGAAGATATACAGCGACAACGGCCTGGTGAACAACACGGGGGACAACGACCTGGTGTACATGAGCGACACGAAGGAGAGTTTCGTGAACGTGAAGGACGACATCGAAATGAAGATAAACTCTGCGCTGACGGCGGCGGAGTGCCAGGCGCTGGACGTGACGGACAGCGTGAAGATGAGCACGCCGGTGAACACGCTGACGGGCGAGGGGCTGCTGACGATATACGACCACAACCGTGGCGAGAGCGCAAAGGCGGAGCAGTTGTATGTGGACTCCTACTACAAGGAGTGGCACGCGCCAAGGGTGGTGATGACGCAGAAGCTGACGGACACGGACGGCGGCATCGTGAGCCTGTTTGCCCACTACCGCCACCCGATGATGGGCAAGACCTTCTTCGTGCAGGGCATCAGCCGTAATCTGACGGAGGGATATGCAGAAATGACACTAAAGGAGATAGAGCAATGATAGACATCAAGGTAATAAAGAAGCCGAAGAACGAGGGCAGCACCTCGGCACTGCGGACCGGGGGCACAGCCTACGGTGGCATGGCGGTGAAGGAGGCTGCGCACGCAGCCAAGGCGGACATCGCAGAACTGGCGAAGGAAGCCACCCATGCCAAAGAGAGCGACCACACGTTAGCAGCTGACCATGCGAAAGAGGCCGACCACGCCACGGACGCTGACGAGGCGAAGCACGCACTGGAGGCAGACCACGCGAAGGAAGCCGACAATGCCGACCAATGGGACTACCGACAGTTTGACGACTGGCTGGACCAGCCTGTGAGGAAAAAGGACGGCGTGGCCTTTGGGAGCGTAACGTCGGACAGCATACGGAGCGCGGGGCAGTTTGTGGACGGACTGCTGGGCGCAGGGTTCCAGCTGTGGAAAGGCGAGGACGGATGCACCTATCTGACGATAGATAAACTGACGGTGAGGCAGACGATGGCGGTGATGGAACTGCTGATCGAGAAGGTGCGGAGCGTTGGCGGCCAAATATGCGTGAGCGCGGCCAACGGCAAGATAAAGACAGTGGAGGAGCAGGGCGACTACTACCTCATATGCTTTGAGCAGGAAAACATGTTCGTGGCGCACGACCTGGTACGCTGCCAGACGTTCACGGGCAAAGACATGCGGAGCTACTGGGTGGAGGTGGCGGACGTGACGGCGGACGGCATTGTGGTGGCGAAAGAGGAGTTTGACGGTGTGGAACCCAAGGAGGGCGACGAGTGCGTGCTGATGGGCAACACGACGAACACCGACCGCCAGAACATGGTGCTCATATCCGCCACAGAGGACGGACAGCCGAGGGTGGACGTGATGGATGGTGTGAACGGCAAGACCTTTGACAACTGCCTACGGGCACGACTCGGCAACCTGGACGGCATCAAGGATGACAAGTTCCCGGCAGACCGCCAGCCGAATGGCAACGGTCTGTATGCGGACAACGCCTTTCTGAAAGGCACATTTGTACTGGAAACCGGCGAGGACGTGAAAACCCGCTTCGAGATAACGGAAGGGAAGGTGCAGAGCGCGATAGACAGCGTGCGGAATGACTTTCTGAGCGAGAAAGGCTACCTGAACAACCCCACGTTTGCGAGCGGACTGGAGAAATGGAACTCGGAGAACGAGACGGTGTTCTTCCTGGTGGGCAACAAGTGGGTGTGGACCAACGGCTCGGCACTCTCGAAGAAAGGCGACGGGGCAAGCGTCGTTACGGACATGGGGCGCAAGGTGGTACGCATCCGCAACAAGTACATCATGCAGAAACACGGCAACCTGCGCTTTGTGCCGACTTTCCCGACCAATGGCGAGGGACAGAAGGAGCCCCTGCCGGTGTACCTGAGTTTCTTCTACCGCTGCGCGAAGGGTGGCACGCTGAAGATAGGGTTCGAGAACGTGGACAAGACTGGGTTCGCTGACTTCGACAGCATGGAGGTTAGCGAGCAGATAGCGGCGACGGACGGCTATGTGCAGTACACATGCAGCGGAGCGTGGAACGGTACGGGCGACTTCAACTTGTCGTTTGACGGAGACATCTACTTGTATATGCTGGTGCTGAGCACTGACAAGATAGAAGCACTGACCTACAAGTACAAGACGCTGTTCGAGCAGTCAGAGCGACTGGTGAAAATTTCGGCAGCCGTATATGACAAGGACGAGCGGGCGCTGCAGGAAACAGGACTGATGATACAGCCAGAAGGCACGGGCATCTATATAAAGGACGTGAACGGCAAGCTGGCGCTGATAGGCGTAGGCGTGGAAGAAACGGATGCAGAAGGCAACAAGAAAACCGTGATAAAACTGACGGCGGACAACATAAAGTTGGAGGGACTGGTAACGGCAAACGGCTACTTCAAGGTAAAGGAGGACGGAAGCATCGAAGCCGTGAACGGCACGTTCCGTGGCAATGTATATGCCGAGGGTGGCACGATAGGCGGATTCAGTATCGGCAATAGGCATATCGGCGGTGCGGACGTAACCTACAACGATGACGGAACCATCGAGGTGAAGGACACGGAGAATGGTCTGTTCCTATATGATGACATGATAGGGTTCAACGACAAGGATCGGCAAGCCATCATCGGAACGTGGAACAGCTTGGGACAGCCTATGTTGTGCCGACTGGTGGACACGGCTACGGAATATGGGTTTGATGTGGGGCTGTTGCCGAAATACGGCATCGTGTTCAACATCGCCAACTCGGTGAGCGGAAACTTCGCCTTTGCTGGCAGAGGGTCGGGCGTGCTGAACGGAACGATGGACGGCTACGCCTACAAGAAGATAGTCCTTGACAAGGCGAACACGGTATTTGTCGGCTACATGGATTTGCAGAAAGCAAACCGCTTTCTCGTGAAGGCGACGCAAGGCTCTACGGTGGTAGCCCTACCGAAGATAGGGCAGGCGCGGGATGCACTTGCTATCGGCGAGAGTACGCCGTTCTGCATGAGAGTAACCATCATTGCCGACCTTGGATCGAGCAACTACAAGGTGTGTGGACGCTATAGCCAGCAGGACAGCAAAAAGGAATATCCTTGGAACACCGAGGAACTGCCAGTGATGGTACATTGGGATGGCGGACACTACGAGACTCTGGATATGGGCAAGGGTGATACGCTTGAGGTGCTACTGGTATATGACCCAGACAGCACCGAGACGCTGAACGGCTGGCCTACGAAATATACGGCAAGAATCATCAATAAACAATCATAACAAAAAAGATATACGACTATGGCACTGACAGAAGAAGAGAAAAAGGAACTGGTGCAGGACGTGGTGAACCAGATAAAGACTGACAGCCAGAGTGTGGACGAGCTGGAAACTGTGAGCACACTGGACGGTGTGGTGAGCCTCCCTGCCATGAGAGGCGAGACGGTGGTGAGCGCCCCGTTGAAACTGCTGTCGAAAC